TCAACTTACGAAGGTTCGCAGCGGTCATTGCATTGCAGAAGTGAAATCCAAAAGGCCGGTAAACAGAATGATTATACCATGAGCTTTCGTCATTAAACTCTGCGGCTTTATTGTTGAGAGTAATTCCTGGTTCTTCTCCGTGACCCAAAGAATAACAAGCAAAGGATAACACTGTTTCATCTGTCGCCTTTCGTGCAGCCGTCAGAATATCGCCTGAGTGCAAACACTCTACGTTCTGAATAACGACAATATCAGGATCATATTTCAATGCCTGAATGAATCCCAAATTAAAAGGAACGCAAGTATTTCTCCATGTCTTATTCGTTACTCTCACGACTTCAACTGAAAACGGCACTTCCGGCAGTCTTATTTCTTCGGGTGATCCGTCGTCAACAATAATGAAAACGAAATCTTCATTCTTATACTGACAGAATGAAGCAAGTGTTTTTTCAAGTTGCATCTGGCGTTGGAAATATGTGCATACGATAACAATCATGAGGCAAACATTGGGAGTTGACAAAGTAAATAAACGTGACAGTCTGCCATATTACGGATGTATGTTTCCATCAAAAGCCGTTTCTTCGTTTTTGCACTCACATTGCAAAGTTAAACAAACGGAATTTAAAAACAAATATTGTTCTGCTGTCATTGGTTGCCTCCTTTCACTGCCTTCTGGCATAATGGATTATCCCTGTATTTTTCGTACACATCAGGTATCTGCTTACGGTATGTAAATAATATCCGATATAGCCACTCGTTCTGTGCGTCTGTCAACTCCTTCGTGGATTCCACTCTCGCCTTATAAATCATTGATTGTGCAAACCTTTTATTCCATGACCCCGGCAGGAATACAACGTGCATAAACGACATGGCAATTTCTATCTGTTCCTGTGTCATCCCTCACCTCCTTCCGTCTTTTGTGAGTTGTTCGGTTTTTCCGAACAGGTCAGGCGGGAGCGAAGCCACTTGGCACCATCCTCGAATCCTGAATAATAGTCAACTTCACAAATCGGAGCATCTTCATATTCAAGAAGTGACTTTTCTTGAATTTCTTCTATTAGTTCCTCACTCGGCATCCTCTCGGCTATCCGCTTCTCCACCTCCTGATTGCAAAAATCATTGACCAAGGATTCACCCCAATCAATCATTAAGTTGTCATTTTCACCCAACCCCATGTTCTCCAATCCAAAAAAGGATTTATAGTGTCCGCTGATTTTGTTTCGGTTTATCTTCTCTTTCATCTCTCGGTTAGTTTTCAATTACATCTACCATGCATGGATCAAAACTATCGTAGTTATCTCCGCAGGTCTTACAGATACAGTCCTTGCCCCAATCATCATTATAAACAATGCGGGTGTTTACCGCATGGCATATCCACATATCCTCACCGGCAACCTCATAGTTCATGGAAGCTTTGCCGCACTTGCATTTTACTATCATGGTAATATTATTTTATGCAATTTAACCAAATCATCAAATGTCACTGTTTCTTTTGCCTCAAGAAATAAGGCATATTTTTTTATCTGTTCAAATCTATCTGAATGAAAATGCTCCTCAAAATAACTCTTCGGCACTTCCTTTAGCTCGTAGGCATATACCTTATCACAAGTCTTACAGTAAAAACAATCTGAAAATAACATGGTATTAGATACTGCTATAACCTTATGTCCATCGGGACAAAATGTGTCTTTCATCTATCGGTGTTTTTGATTGCGGCTTCAGCTATTGCTTTTGCCTCTTTGATTACGTTTGTGGCGTGTTCGAGCCTATCCATTGAATAAGCTCCTTTACATTCGGCTATTTCTTTCAATGCCTCCCTCAGTTCATCCCTCTGCCGAAGTAGCTCAGAGGGTAGCAGACCACACTTCTGGGCCGTGTTCCCGGCGTCGCAGATAAGTTCAGCATCTTTCTTGTTGGCTATTTTTATCTCACCGCATATCACGATGTTCTCAAACCTATCTCCGGCTACTAACCACGGGGCTTCCTCTTCGGGATTATAATTAGACGGATCACCGTCCCAAACCCATTCTCCCTTTGTTATGCCAAGTTCTTTCATTGCTCGCCTCCAATATTTTCTCTCATTTCATGCAACTCCTGATATACCTCTCTTATCGCCTGCCTTTTTTCTGCATCAGTCATAGCCTCATCTTGCTCAATCAAGGCGACTTCATGGTCTGCTCTTTCTTCTAATGTTTTCATTTCGTCTCGGTGTTTTTATTTTCTATCCCTGGTTTTATATGTTAACCCTTAGTGTACATACAACATAGTTATATGCAAGGCTACAAACTACCTTTCAATTGATAAATCTCGTTTTGTAAATCAAAAAATTGGGGATGTTCTGCCATCATATTAAAAAGCCTTTCAAGTGCATAGTATCTATTACTATTCGTGCTTTCCAAATATCCAATCTTTCTTTCAAGTTCGTTAACGTGGCTTTTTAATTCCCTGTTTTCAGTTTGTAGGCTGTGCAGTTCCCATTTGTCTGCTTTGTCACCCAATTTTCTTTCAATTTCGTATGTATTCATAATTCTCGTTTTTAAAACCGCCCAGCATATAACAGGCGGTATAGTTTATAAGCCTTGAAAGTTTGTAGTCGAATTGAAGCAGTTTGGTAGGCTTACAAAACCATACCGCCAATCCGTTAGCATCCACTCCGCAGCCGCTAACCATCGGTGTTTTTGATTGCGGCTTCAGCTATATCCTGCACGGTTTTTAGCGTACCTGATGAAAATATTATTTGTTGTAACGCCTCCCTCAGTTCATCCCGATGCCGAACAGCTTCATCGTACTTAGCCTTTTCTACGTAGTTCTCGCTGATGAGGGCGGTATATTCGGATACAACATGGTCAACATATTCCTGGTATCCAAATTTGTGTTTCTCCGCTATCTCTCTGAGTTTATCTGATGTTGTCATGGCTACTGCTTTTAATCAGGTATATAATCATCAACATAACCACACGACCTCTGCCCCTCCATAAGCTCCGCTGTTCCATTGGTTATTATTACCGTATGATGGGGATGATACAAATCGGTTCTCATGCCGAGATGCTTCATCATTACTCTGGCAATCTCATCAAACTCAGCTTGTCTTTCAGCCGTTTCTATGGTATCAATAGCCCATGCCAGCCCATCTCTAAAACCATCAGAATGAGCAACCGTTATCTTATCTTTAAGACTTCCGATAAACCCACTTCTCTTGTCATTGAGACATTCAATAATTTTGTCTGTTAATGCTTTCATCTTTCTCTGCTTTTAAGTATTCATCAACATCATTTATTATAGCTTGGTTTTCCGTAAACGAACCATAGCCCCATGCGTCAAATTTTATTAACTCCTTCCTCAGCCTCTCGCCCACCATCTTATCTGCTATCTTCTGGGCGTGGAGGGCGGCAAACTCATTCAATAATTCGTCTATAAAATCATTTGTTGTTAGCCGTCCATTACTGTAATAGTCCACTAATATTTCCCAATAATTTTTATTGTATCTTTTTGAAATGCTATCTTTAGTTTGTCCGATCATTTTGTTTATCTCCTCTGCACCCTCGGCTGTCGGCTGCTGTGCGGCAAACTCAGTCATGGCTTCCAGTATATCAGGCCACACGTTGACTGACAGTTCATCCATGCTTTGCTTGTCAATATGCCTGTGTAGTATTGCCTCTGCACCCTCGGCGGGAGGGAGGGGAGTAGCTGGTTCGTATGTTTTCTCAAAGATGTCAGGCTTACATGGGTAGAACTCTCCGTTTACACCACGTATAATCCAATCGCCTATACGACATATCATTTCACCCTCAAGCGTCGGAATTAATAGAATCGGAGCCTTGTAATCATCAAATGACGGCTGAATGTTCATTTGGTGTGAAGAAGCCCACCGATAGGCCGCATCTTTGCTCTCGTCGGTAAATTGAAAAGCCTCAACTATTACAGGCTTCTTTCTGAATTTTTCTTCTCTTTTCATCTCTTATGCTTTAATTTATGATGCTTTTAACATTTCAATATTCTCTCTTGTTTCTTCACGATCCAATGACCGGAGGACACATTTAATGTACGCCTCTTGCCTTAGTTCACGTTGACGCAAGATGTATCTTAGTTTCATATATCTGCCTGTATCCATCACCAACGCCCCGGCGAGAAAGCCAGAGAGAACGGGGGCGGCGATAATGACAGTCGGCAGTGCAACCAACCCCTCAGGGTGATACGGACGTTCTGACAATATGTAATCAGTGTATTTCATACGGTTACAGTTCATCTGCCGGTTTCATCTCTCTCATGCTGTTCATCAATCATCTCAAATACTACCGCAACGCAGATTATTCCCAGTGCAATAACAAAACCGACTCCGGCCTCTTTTGTCCGGCCGTAAAGAAACATTGTTCCGCAATACTGCCCTGCTCCCCATAAAAGGATAAACAACGGCCAGCGGTAACGACGTAAAAGTGATTTCTCTTTCATGTCCTTTTTATTTCAAAGTTAAAGTATTAATTTTCAATAATCCAATGATATTAGTCATGTTTATAGACTTTTTCATGAATTTTATGGATAACATCTTTGTGTAAATATGTTTTCTCTAATCCATGTGCAGAATTATGACACTTGCGGCATAATGCAATCAGATTTGAGATAACGTCCTTCCCCTTACCCCGCCCCTCAATATGATGAATGTCAACTGCACGTTGCCCGCATACCTCGCAAAGGATAATATCCTGCTCTCCGTATCCGAAGTAATCCATATAAATTCGCACGTGTCTGGTCATGCCATTATCCCTTTCAGTAAATCATAAATCTGCTCGACTAACTGCCATTTTGAACTGCATCGCATCTCACGCACAACACACTCAGTATCCGGTGCAGCAACCCATACCCACTCTTTGTCGCCAAAATAAAGATGACCTTTCAATTGAATATATCTCAGTCTTTCAGATAGTGGTCGCATTTTAGAACATTCTTTTTTGTTCAACTTTTACAAATCTCTTTCCCGCAAGCCTGACGTTCTGGATTGCCTGCTTGAAGTAACTGTCTTTTAATTCAATTCCTATCGCTTTTCGCTCCATTGAGACAGGACTGTAAACCTCGGATCCAACGCCCATGAACGGAGTTAAAATTGTCTCGCCTGGATTTGAATAAAGATAAACCAGTCGATCAATAACGTCCAGCTGTAACGGATGCACGTGCTTTTCGTCGTCATCCTCTTTGCTGTCCTTAAATGGCAGTACGTTATCAATTCTTATGTCATCCCATACAGACGAGGCATACCTTTGCCATGTCAAGTGTGAAAGTTTGTTTTCTCTGGGATCTCCCGTGAACCCAACCCATTTGTGTCGGAAGTCAATATAATTACCGTAGGTTTCTTTATGGGCTTCGGTAAATGGAACGTCACCAAAATATTCATAATCATTCAGTCCGTTAGGATGAACAACTGGAACGGCATTCTCTCCACGTTTCTTAAATATCAGAACATAATCCGGCATTGCGGTAAAACACTTAGTCGCATCTTCTACAATGAATTTGTGCATCAATGATTGAACCATTGTTCTCATTCGGACCTTTAACGGCTCCTTCCAAATGGTTATCCGATTGTGATATTCAAATCCGTGCTTTTCGTGGATCCGGATAACTTCACCCGGGAAGTCCCACAGACGGCCAGTGTTGTCGTGAATATCCTCGACATGAACTGCATTTATTCGCCCCGGTTTCGTGGCACGTGAAAGTTCTGAAACAAGAAACTCATATTGCTCTATAAACTGGTCCCGGCTTTCGCAGTTTGAAAAGTCCCTGTGGTCCGAACTGTAATTATAAAGTCCGCAAAATGGAGGGCTATATATAACTAAATCAATACTATTTGCTGGTAATTCAGAAACTACGTCCATACAGTCTGAATTATAAATGCTATAATTAGCATCGTGAACCTGATCTTTAACTTTCATGTCTTCCTCTTTTTTTTGTCTTTATATTGTTTGTTTAAATTAATACTAGTTTACGCAAAGCATGTTGAAGTTTTTTTTTTTTTATTATGGTGATGATGAATCAATTAAGTTGGTTGTATGGTGAAAGTAGTACCCCAAAGGGGCCCGGTGTTTGTGCGTAATAATAAATGTGTGAAAGTATAATAGTTTAATTAATTTTGTTCTTCTTTGAAGGTAAGTCTTGAGGCGAAGTTAACTGCCCATGTACCTGATT